AGCAATAATCATATTGCGTTCATCAACGAATGTTGAGATGTCGATAAGAGCATTCTCAAGTGAAGTTTCGTTGAGGTCAGCAGCAGTTGAAGGTTCGTTACGGAATGTACCACCACCTGCTAATGGGTGAACTGCTGAACAAAGTTCAACACCGTCACCACCAGTGAAGTTTGCATCAAACGCATTGTTAAGCGTTGCAGCAGCTTTCACTTGCTTTGTGTGTGCCATAGAACGAGCCAAAGCCTTTGTATAACGAGCGCCAAGGCGATCATACAAATTGTCTTCAACAGCTTCTTCAGTTAGTGCGAATGCAAGCGCAACTGTTTCGTGTGAATAACGAGCAGTAAACGCTTCATTTGCATTGTCGAACTGCACCCCTGCACCTTCGCTTTTGGTTGGAGCATTTCCGAAGCCAACAAGCATTACCTCTTCTTCAAAAGCACGATCTGATGCTTCTGTGTCATAGATTTCTGCATGTTGATTTTCGTAACGATCATACTCCATGCCAAACAGTGCATTAAGGCCCGGTTCTAGCTCTTTGACGAGTTGGGATCTTGATATAGCCATAAACTCAGTCTCCTTACGCTAGACCTGCAGTGCCGCCACTGAACAGGTGATTGTTAATTTTGACAATTACGTTTGTATTTGCCGATGATGTATCGCTATTCTCAGGATCTTGAGAAATGTCGATTGCTTTTAGTGGTAGGGTTGCTACCGTACTATCCGCAGTTCCTACTTCTAGCTCAATGCGAGAGGTACCAGATACAGTATCTCCTGCTGTTGCTAGAATATCGTAGTTACCTGCCAAATCTGTCACTGGAAATGCAGCATCAGCTTGGATTTCAAACACTGCATTTGGATCATCAATCACGTTAGCTATGATGTCAGCCGCATTTGTGCTTGCAGGATAGTGGTTTGAAAATCTTGGCTTTCCTGTACTTGGATCAGTATATTCACAGCCGTTGAAAACGCCTAGAATCAATCCTGAACCACCCGCCGCAACTCTCTCAATACCGCCACCAGTTACCATTGCAACTAAATCACCTTGAAAAATAGAGGTGTTATAGTTTGCAGCAATTCGGTAACGATTTTGCTGTTGAGAGCTTATACTTGTACGAGCAGGACGAAGGCCAAAAGGTGCGTCTAAATTCGCCATCTTTAATCTCCATCATTTTGAGGTCGTGAGCCGAAACTCACACTTGATTTACGTTGTGGTGCCATTTTTGGCATCGCAGGGTTATTTTCGCGCATCCAATCACGATCAACAGCATCCATCTGATTTTGTGTAGTCTTCTGGTAGTGTTGATTGCGTTGATCTGCCAATTCTTCTGGAATACGGGCCAATACCAAACCGCCGACACCTATGATGCCTGCGTTGCGCCCTTCATCTACAACTGGACCTGAATACTCTGGATATTCCTCTGCACGGACGAGTTCATATCCTTCTTGCCGTCGCTTATGGACGTTAGTTTTATCATCAAATTCCATCACGGATTCACGAATCCAACGATGTTTGTAGCCCAATGGGGCTTCCGGAGCTTCTAAAGCTGAACCGGGTCTCCAAGTTTGGCGCTCTTGGCGCTGCCGCGTTTGTGTTTCGCGTGAAGTACGATCAGCCATATCAATCTCTCCGATCTGCAAGTCTTTGAACTTCCGCAGCATATTTATCCAAGGGAATACCTAGCTTTTGAGCTAGTTTCACTTGACCGGGGTTAAGTTCTACTTGTTTTTTCCGTCCATTTTTTAAAGAGCGATTTCCGCTTCCTGCAGGCGTGACAGATTGGACGTTTTTCTTATCACCCTGAAACTTGTTTGGCAGTTCTTGACGTATGCGTTTATCAATTTCCGCGTAATATTCATCAGTTGTGGGATTAAAACCCTCTTCCGCAATAAGCGTCTCATGAATGCCACGCGCTACACTGGTCATGATGCGATCTTTACCAAACCAAGTATTCTTTTCAAGCCAACTCTCTAACTTTGGGTCACGCTCTTGTTGACGTGGCTGTTGTTGAGGCTGTACTTGCTGTTGTATTTGAGCTTGCGCTTGAGATTTATTTTTTTGAACGCGAAGGCGCTCTTTCTCAATAGCAATTTGAGCAATTGCTGATTGTGCATCAGCAACTTTATCATAATCTCCCGCTTCATGAGCTTCTGCTAATGCTCTTTTTGCTTGCACCTCTTGAGAGGTGATACGACCTTCATATTCAGACATATATCCCTTATCTAAAGTAGAAAGTCTTTGTTTATATTGTTCGTTTTGAGCTTGTATTTGTTTTGCATACTCAACCGCAGCAGCAGCTTCTTCTTCAGCCTGTTTTCGTGCCGCTGTTAATTGTCTAATTCTGCGTTGTGGATCATTCTTCTTTTTATTAGGAGATTCATAATCTCTAAGCTCCTGCTCATCATCAGAATCTGCTTCAGAAAGTTCCTGCTGCTCTTCGGAATCTTCTACAACCTCTGAGTCATCCTCTATTTCTACGGATGTCATTTCTTCAATTTCTTTTTCTTGGGCCTCTGCCTGCATAACAAAAACTCTCCTCTGTTATCTTATACATACGAAATATCTTTGGGGTCAAGTATCGTGGCTATAATATTATCGTCATTTATAATACGAACCTCAAGTCCTTCCACTTTAAACCTATTTCCGGCATATCTTCCTATAAGAACCCAATCTTTTTCAGAACACCACGAACCAGTTGGGAATTTCTGGGAGTCTTGGTATGCGTCAGGTCCAAGCTTCACAACATAAGCTGCCACTGTTGCGAATGCTTCACGATCTCTAACTTGATCGGGAACATACACACCGCCTTTTGTTTTCTCACTTGGGTAATACGGAATAATTAACATTCTGTATCCAGTTGGCTGTGGAAGACGTTCTAATGCTGAAGCTTCCATTTGAGAAGGATCATTCTCATTCTTGCTTTCTTCTTTATCTTTTCCAAAAGCGGTCTTTATAGATCTAGGGATATTCTCCATATCCTTTGGTTTTACTGCCATGTGGTCAGGTACATATAGTTTTTTAGTCATCTGCAAACTCAATATTTTTCATTGCTGTTTTGATTTCTTCTTCCATGAACGTTAAGCCTTTAACTTGCCCAACTGCATACCTATACTCATCAAACGAACCAATGTTACCTGTGCCTAAAGACACCTGTATGTCATCACGGCGTTGACGTAACTTTTTGTAGAGGTATTCAGCTAGATTTAGTGCGTCCATGAGATCTCCATACTAGGACATTATACAATTCATCGGAGAACACAAGTATTTATCCCAAGGTTTTAGAAAATACCTTGAAATTTTTGGGGTCTAGCTATTTTGCTAAAGCGTTTTATTATGCTGCCACTAGTCTTTTTTTGCGGTTTTCTTTTTGGCAGGGGATTTCTTTTTGGGGGCCGCTTTCTTTTTTGGCTTTTCAACCCACGATTCATTTTCTGGAGTGTTTGGGTCATCTGCTATGTAATGTCCTTTATCGTTACGAGCGCGAACCATTTCTGTAGTTACTTCTGGAGTGGCTGCTGTCTCTCTTCTAGCTGCCTTCTTTTCTTTTTCAACTTGAGCCATTTTAGCTCTTACGCTACTGGTCATTGTTTATTCCCTTTCATTTGTGCGTTGATAGCCGCAATATCTCTTTGTGTTTGAATGCGATCTTCTGCGACTCGTGTTTTATCGGCTAAAGCGTCTTGCTGTAGGTTTAGCCTTTCTTGAGCCAAACTAGCGTCCATCATTTCTTTTTCACGCTCTAGTTCTTGTTTGGCATCAAACTCTGTAGATTTACGCTCCATATCTGCTGCTTTTAATTGTAATTCCTGTTGCCTAATTGCAACAAGAGGATCTGTTCCCTCGCCCACAGGCTCTACTGTTTGAGTAAATTCTTCTGTCAAATCAGCAATAAGCATAGCTGCTTGACGTTCAATTGCAGGCTGTAACATCTGCATAGCCTCTGGATTTTGCTGCACCTCTGGCCCCGCTTGTTCCATGACCATTTGCTGTGCTTGCTGTTCTGCCAACATACCAATGTGTTCTTGAATATGACCTTGCAACGTTGCCATGGCTTGTGGGTTTGTTTGCACCACAGGTGTAGACATTATTGCTAGATGTGTTTCCATGTGAGCTTTGTGATCTTGTTGCGGAAACGCTTGAGGCATACCGCCAGTAATAGCAATCTTGTTTTCCATAGCAGCATTGATTGGTTGTGGTTGTGGAGGAGGTGGTAATATTGAATCAATATTGTTTACGCCAAGCGCCTCATACATTTTACGATACGCCTGATATAATCCCTGTGGTCCACCATGAATTTGTGGATTTGATTGCACTAACTGTAGCTGTGTCTGTGCAAGTGCAATACGCTGTGCCATTGAAAAGATGTTAGGATCACTAACAGGAAGAACATCAACTCTCGCATCAAAGTCTTGTGCAAATATTTCAGGGCCAACTTCTGTTGATGGCATATATGGGTACATCTGAATAGTCTCAGAAAAGACTTTTGACAGTAATTTAAACTCAATTTTTTGCGAATAATGCATGCGTTTATGAATCGCAGACATGACTTTTGTGCCACGTTCCATAATAGCCATTGTTGTTCCAACAGGGGTTTCACCGCCCATTTCGGCTATTTTCATGTCTGCCATAGCCGCAAAACGCCGCCCTGCATCCACGAGAGTACCTAAAAGGTTATACAATGTGCCTGAAGGCTCTTTAAATGGCAAAGGCATTAAAGATGAGCGTATATCGGTTCCTGCAACGTCTATATCTCTAAACTCTCCGGGCTGAAGCGGGTTATCCTCTTCTCTAATTCTTGCGCCTCGTGCCTTAAATCCCGCAGGCAAGTTAGAGAGCGTTCCTGCATCAATTAACTGACGCAAAATAGAAGTAGAGGCTTGCGCCAAACCGCCAATCATATGAGTAAGACCAAGACCATAAAAACCAAGACCGGGCAGAAACTTGTAATGCACAAAATAATCTTTGCGCTTCATCATTGGATCCATCTCTTCGTAATTCCTACGAATCGAAAGGACTTCGCCAGTATCTTCCACGATTGTAACGATATATGGGAGTTTTAAGCCGCTAGGAGCGCCATCATTACCCATATTTTCAAAACCTTTGAGATCCAAATCAGTGTGAACTTCATATAATGTT